AGAATAAAAAAATTATAAATTAAATTAAATTAAATTATGAAAACAAAAGAAAAAATGGTTGACCTTAAACCTAAGGCTGACAAAATATCTGATGAACACTTAAAAGAGCTACAAGGTATATTAAATATAACAAATAATATTCAATTTAAAATTGGACAATTAGAAGGACAAAAACATAACCTACTACATGAGTTAGGATTAACTCAAAAGAAAATTGTAGACATGCAAGACAAGCTTTCTAAAGAATATGGCACTTTTGATATTAATGTTACAGACGGTACTATTAATAAAAAAGAAGATGAAAAATAATATCATCAGAAAAATCACCATAGGTAAAGATTACAAAAACGATGCTATGCACTACGCTGTAGGCCAAGAAGTCTATGGTGGTCATAAAATATGCGATATAATAGAAGAAGAAGACAAATACTGTATTTATATTAGAAAAGATGATATAGTAATACCTTGGAAAGATTTTAATAAAAACATGGCAATATCAGTCGAGTATAACTTAGAATATTAATGAATGCTTACAAAGATTATATTATCGAGCCTATTGGTAATAGGTATAATAACAGTGTACGAGTCGATGACAAAGAACTAATAATTAACACTGAAATATACAATCATCAATATGTAAATAGATTAGCAAAAATTATCGCTACTCCATTATTATTTCAATCACCTTTAAATGTAGGTGATGAAGTAATAGTGCATCATAACATATTTAGAAGATGGAGTGATGTAAAAGGTAAAGAAAGAAACAGTAGATCTTATTGGAAAGATAATAAATATATAATATCTGAAAACCAAATATATTTATATAAAAGAAAAAATTGGATTGCCATGCCAGGTTATAGTTTTGTGAAGCCGTTAAAAGCAATAAATAGTTTTAATACTGAAGAAGAAAGACCTTTAGTTGGTGTTATTAAATACTCTGATGGAACTTTTAATAAAAAAGAACTAGTTGGCTTTAGACCTAATAGTGAGTTTGAGTTTGTTATTAATGGAGAAAGATTATACAGGGTTATGAACAATTTTATTACAATTAAATATGAATATCAAGGAAACGAAGAAGAATATAATCCAAGCTGGGCACAAGGCGGTTGAGGAATTAATTAAAGTTGCTAGAGAAGAAATAGTTGATTCAGACGAAGATATATCAGCAGACAGATTAAAAAACGCAGCAGCAACTAAAAAGTTAGCTATATTTGACGCGTTTGAAATATTAAATAGAATCCACGAGGAAGAAAACATGTTAGAAGGCAAGCCTGCAGAAGAAAAGAAAGAGAATACTTTTAAAGGATTTGCAGAAGGAAGGTCTAAGTAATGTATAAGCAGTCATTATATAAGGTTGTAAAGCCTATAAGAGAAAATACTATTAAAAGACTTAATAAGTCTAAAAAATGGAAGTATGGTTACAATAAAGAAAGCAATTTAGTATCTATATCTAAATCTGGTCAAATAGGTGAAATATTAGAGATACAAGGTTTTCAAATAGCTTTACCAAGACAGCCAAAAGAAATATACAGCCGTAGCAAAATAAAAGAAAAGCAAAAGTGGGAACAATTCCCTACTAATCCTGACTTTAAAAGAATTAAAACAGTATTTGATTGGCAAGATTATCCAGATGATTTTAAAGAAAAACATTACGGCTATATAGACGAAGAGTTCAAAAGAAGAGAAGAAGGATTTTGGTTTATGAATAATGGTAGACCAACATATATAACGGGTACACATTATATGTACTTACAATGGAGTAAAATTGATGTAGGCGCTCCAGATTATAGAGAGGCAAATAGATTATTTTTTATATTTTGGGAGGCTTGCAAGGCAGACAAAAGAAGTTATGGAATGTGCTATTTAAAAAATAGACGTTCTGGTTTTTCATTTATGAGTTCAGCTGAAACAGTTAATCTAGCTACACTAGCAGGAGATAGTAGATTTGGTATATTATCTAAAACTGGAGCTGATGCTAAAAAAATGTTTACAGACAAAGTTGTACCAATAAGTCTCAACTATCCATTTTTCTTTAAACCAATACAAGATGGTATGGACCGACCAAAGTCCGAACTCGCATATAGAGTGCCAGCTAAAAAGTTTACTCGTAAGAAAATACGTGAGCGTGAGGAAATGGATGACGTTGAAGGACTAGACACGACTATAGACTGGAAAAACACAGGTGATAACAGTTATGATGGTGAAAAACTTTCTTTATTAGTACATGACGAAAGTGGTAAGTGGGAAAGGCCTGATAATATAAAAAATAACTGGAGAGTTACAAAAACTTGTTTAAGATTAGGTAGTAGAGTTGTTGGTAAGTGTATGATGGGATCAACAAGCAATGCTCTTGATAAGGGTGGTGATAATTTTAAGAATCTATATAATAACTCTGATGTAACAAAAAGAAATAGAAATGGACAAACAAAGTCTGGATTATATTCTTTATTTATCCCAATGGAGTGGAACTATGAAGGATTTATCGATGAATACGGTCAACCGGTTTTTAACACACCTCAAGAAGAAAAAAAAGATCCTCAAGGATTAGAAATAGATTACGGCGTTATTGACCACTGGAACAATGAGGCTGATGGATTAAAAGATGATCAAGATGCTTTAAATGAATTTTACCGACAGTTTCCAAGAACCGAAGAGCATGCATTTAGAGACGAAACTAAAAATAGTATATTTAATCTTATAAAAATATATGAGCAAATAGATTATAACGAAGGTAATAAAAATTCATCTGTATTAACAACTGGTAATTTTCAATGGACAGCTGGAGTAAAAGATACACAAGTAGTTTTTAATGCTGATCCTAACGGTAGATTTAAAGTTAGTTGGGTTCCTAGTAGCAAATTACAAAATAACGTTATATTAAAAAATGGCGTAAAATACCCAGGTAACGAACATATGGGTGCATTTGGGTGTGACTCCTATGATATATCAGGTACGGTAGACGGAACAGGATCGAAAGGAGCTTTACACGGATTAACAAAATTTTCAATGGAAGATGCTCCAGCTAATACATTTTTTTTAGAATATATAGCTAGACCACAAACGGCTGATATGTTTTTCGAAGATGTTTTGATGTCTTTAGTTTTTTATGGTATGCCAATATTAGCAGAAAATAATAAACCTAGACTATTATATTATTTGCGTAGAAGAGGGTATAGAAAGTTTAGTATAAATAGACCAGATAAAATTTGGAATAAGCTATCAGTTGCAGAAAAAGAAGTTGGTGGAATACCAAACTCTAGTGAAGATATAAAGCAAGCTCATGCAGCAGCTATTGAAATGTATATTAACGACCATGTTGGCTTGCTGCAAGACGGTACTTATGGCACTATGTATTTTAATGATACTTTAAACGACTGGTCAAGATTTGATATAAATAAAAGAACAAAGCACGATGCATCAATAAGCTCGGGCTTAGCAGTAATGGCTTGTAATAGGCACTTATACCGACCAAACCCAAAAATAGAAAAACAACCAGTTAATATTAGTGTACACAAGTATAATAATAAAGGATTTCAATCTAAAATAATAACAAACAAAATATGATTCAATCTCATGTAAATTTTCCATCACAAGCGGTAAGTGATTTAGAAAAACTATCTGAAAAGTATGGGCTAGACGTAGCTAAAGCTATAAGACAAGAGTGGTTTAATGGCGCTACTTCTAAATTTGACGGTAATATAAATAACTTTCATCAACTAAAACTATATGCTAGAGGCGAGCAATCAATTAAAAAATATAAGAACGAATTATCTATAAATGGTGATTTATCATATTTAAATTTAGACTGGAAGCCAGTTCCTATTATTCCTAAGTTTGTAGACATTGTTGTGAATGGTATGTCACAAAGAAATTACGAAATAAATGCTTATTCACAAGATCAATTTGGAATAACTAAAAGAACCGAGTATATGGAATCTATACTTAGAGATATGAGAGCTAAAGAGTACACTAATTTAGTTCAAGAACAGTTTGGTATTGATATATCAGAAAACCCACCAGAGTCACTTCCTGATTCAGAAGAAGAGCTAGCTTTGCATATGCAACTTAATTACAAGCAGGCCGTGGAATTAGCAGAAGAACAAGCTATCAATGTCTTAATGGACAATAGCGATTATGATTTAACAAGACGAAGAGTTTTATATGATTTAGCAGTATTAGGTATAGGTGCTACAAAAACAACTTTTGATTTTACTGATGGCGTTAAAATAAAATACGTTGATCCAGCTAACTTAATTTACTCCCATACAGAGTCTCCTTATTTTGATGATATATATTACGTTGGTGAAGTAAAAATTGTGCCAATAAATGAATTAGTAAAAGAATTTCCTGATTTAAGCGAAAGCGAAATAAAAGAAATAGTAGAACACGCTGGGTATACAACTCATAGACACGCTCATTATAGAAGAGAGCTAGATAAAAATCAAGTAGAGGTTTTGTATTTTAATTATAAAACTCACATGAACGATGTTTACAAGCTTAAAAAATTAGGAAGTGGTGCTGAAAAGGTGATTGAAAAAGATGATTCATTTGACCCACCTATAGAAAGTATGGACGGTAATTTTAGTAAATTAGAAAGAACTGTAGAGGTCTTATATGAAGGCGTTTATTTAATAGGTCCTGATAAATTATTAAAATGGAAAATGGCAGATAATATGATGCGCTCTGAATCTGATTTTGGCACTGTGAAAATGAATTATCAAATAGTAGCTCCTAGAATGTATCAAGGAAGAATTGAATCTATAGTTAGTAGAATAACAGGTTTTGCTGATATGATACAATTAACACATTTAAAGTTACAACAAGTAATGTCTAGAATGGTGCCGGACGGTGTTTATTTAGACGTAGATGGTTTAGCAGAAGTTGATTTAGGTAATGGAACTAATTACAATCCACAAGAAGCTTTAAATATGTTTTTCCAAACTGGTAGTGTTATTGGTAGAAGTTTTACTAGCGAAGGTGATGGTAATCCAGGTAAAGTACCAATACAGCAAATAAATAACGGAGTCAATGGTGGTAAAATACAAAGTTTAATTCAAACTTACAATTACTATCTACAAATGATAAGAGACACGACAGGGTTGAACGAGGCTAGAGATGCTGCTACTCCAGATAAAAATGCTTTAGTTGGTGTTCAAAAATTAGCCGCTGCAAACTCTAATACAGCGACTAGACATATATTACAAGCGATGTTATTTTTAACGGCTGAAGTTGCTGAGTGTTTGTCTTTACGAATATCTGATATTGTAGAATACTCACCAACAAAAAATGCTTTTATTCAAGCTATAGGCGCTCATAACGTAGCAACGCTTGAAGAAATGTCAAATTTACATCTTCACGATTTTGGTATATTTATAGAACTATTACCAGATGAAGAAGAAAAGCAATTACTTGAAAACAATATACAAGTTGCATTAGGCCAAAAAATGCTTGATCTAGATGATGCTATTGATTTACGTAACGTAAGAAATATAAAGCTTGCTAATCAGTTATTAAAAGTTAAAAGAAAAGCTAAAGCCGAAAGAGATCAAGCGATGCAACAACAAAATATGCAGGCTCAAGCTCAGGCTAATGCACAGCAGTCTCAAGCGGCGGCTCAAGCTGAAGCACAAAAACATCAATCTAAAACACAAGCTGAAGCTCAATTAGAACAAACTAAAAATCAATTACAAATACAATTTTTACAAGCAGAGGTTCAAGCTAAAAAAGAATTAATGCAATATGAATTTGAATTAAACTCTCAATTAGAAGGAATGAAGCAAGATACAGATAAAGAAAAAGAAGACAAGCGAGAAGATAGAAAAGACATGAGAGTTGATAGACAAGCTAATCATCAAATGAATATGATTGAGCAAAGAAAACAGGGTGATGCTGATAAAAAATTCGAATCATCAGGTAATGATATACTTAGTGGAGATGCGGGTATGAGAAAATTCGGTCTCTAATTTTTAATATTTTATAAAATTTTATTATGGAAGAAAAAAACAAAGAAGTTGTTGAAAAGACAACTGAAAAGGTTGTTGAAAAAAAAGAACAGCCAAGGGATAAAAAAGGTAAATTTAAATCTAAACCAAAAGTTGAAAACGATGGGGTTGTTAAAATAGATTTAAGTAAACCACCTCCAGTAAAAGAAGAGGTTATCGAAGAAAAAGAAAACGTAGTTGAAGAATTAAAAACTGAAACTCCAGAAGTCAAAGCTCCAGATTCTACAGAAGAAATTCCAGTAATGGAAGAAATCACGCAAGAAGAAAAAGTAGAAGAAATAAAAGAAGTTGCTAAAGAGGCAATTGAAAACATGGAAGCTACTGGAAAGCCATTACCAGAAAACATACAAAAGTTAGTGGAATTTATGGACGAAACTGGTGGTGATTTAAACGATTACGTACAATTAAATAGAGACGTTAAAAAAATGGACGACTCTGACGTATTAGATGAGTATTATAAGCAAACAAAATCTCATTTATCACCAGAAGAAAGATCTTTTTTATTAGAAGATAATTATGGTATAGATGAAGAATTAGATGATGAGAAACAAATACGTAAAAAGAAAATAGCCCTTAAAGAGCAAGTTGCCGAGGCTAGAGCCCACTTAGACAGGCAAAAGTCTAAATATTATGAAGATATCAAAGCTGGAAGTAAACTCACAGAAGAGCAACAACAAGCTATTGATTTTTTCAATCGATCTGAAGAACAGAAGAAGCAAACAGAAGTACATAAAAGAACATTTTTAAATAAAACTGATAGTTTTTTTGGACAAGATTTCAAAGGTTTTGAATACAATGTCGGAGATAAACGTTATAGGTTTAATGTAAAAGATGTTGATAAGGTTAAGACGACCCAAAGTGATATCAATAATTTTGTTAGTAAGTTTACTAATAAAGAAAACACAACTATTGAAGACGCTGAAGGTTATCATAAATCATTATTTACCGCTATGAACGCTGATGCTATAGCTAAACATTTTTACGAGCAAGGTAAATCTGATGCAATTAAAGATAGTGTTGCTAAAAACAAGAATATAAATTTAGAACCTAGAAAAATGCATGGCGAATACGAGGCTGGTGGATTAAAGGTTAAAGTGTTAGGTCAAACTTCTTCTGATATTAAAAACAGGTCATTTAGAATTAAAAAGAAAAATTAACTTAAAAATTTATAATTATGGCAATAACTGCAGGAGGTAGTTTGAATAGTGTTACGGCTTCACAGCAACAAACACTAGCATCAAATTACATCGACTTTACGAGCACTGACACAAAAGGTTGGGCTCAACAATACCTGCCTGACTTAATGGAAAAAGAAGCTGAAGTTTTCGGACAGAGAACTATTTCAGGTTTTTTATCTCAAGTTGGAGCGGAAGAGGCTATGACGGCTGATCAAGTCATCTGGTCTGAACAATCAAGATTACACTTATCGTACGTTGGTACAGTAGCAACAGCTGGTGATACTAATGGTACTTTTACGGTAGTAACTGATATAGATGGGAATGCGTTAACTACTACTCATGGTATTAGAGTTAACGATATCGTACTTATAGCAACTGCTGGTGTAGTAACTAAATGTTTAGTAGTAGAAACTCCAGAATCTGATGTCGTTTCAGTTGAACCTTATACAGCTACAGATTTAAGTGCACACGCAACAACTGCGTCTGGTTCTGTTTTATTAGTTGTTGGTTCTGAGTACGGTAAAGGACAATCTTACTCTGATAACACTGGTACGCACAATTCTGATAGAAGAACAGCTTTAGAACCTACTTTCAAATCTTTTACTAACAAACCAATCATTATGAAGGATTACTACGAGATCTCTGGATCTGATTCTTCTCAAATTGGCTGGGTTGAAGTTACTGGTGAAGAAGGGCAAAATGGTTACTTATGGTACTTAAAAGCTGAAGGCGACACAAGAGCTCGTTTCAATGATTACTTAGAAATGGCAATGTTAGAAGCTGAAAAAACAGTTGATGGTTCTGCTATTGGCTTTGCTGATAAGCAAATTAGAGGTGCTGCTGATTCTGGTGCTGGTTTAAATGGTAGTGAAGGTTTATTTGCTGCTATTGAATCAAGAGGTAATATTACTTCTGGTGTTACAGGTGTTAACGCTGCTACTGATTTAGCTGAATTCGATGCTATTTTAGCTGAGTTTGATAAGCAAGGCGCTATTGAAGAAAACATGATGTTTGTTAATAGAGCTACATCTCTTGCAATGGACGATATGTTAGCTTCAATGAATTCTTACGGAGCTGGAGGTACTTCTTACGGAGTATTTGACAACGACGAAGATATGGCGTTAAATTTAGGTTTCTCAGGATTCCGAAGAGGTTCTTATGACTTCTACAAATCTGATTTCAGATACTTAAATGATAAAGCTACTAGAGGGGAAATAAACAGAATTGCAGGATCTGCTGCTATTCGTGGAGTTATGATTCCAGCTGGTACGTCTACTGTGTACGATCAGTCTATAGGTAAAAACTTAAAAAGACCATTCTTACACGTTAGATATAGAGCTTCTCAAACTGATAACCGAAAAATGAAAACTTGGGTTACTGGTTCTGTTGGAGCATCTACATCTGCTTTAGATGCAATGCAATTACATATGTTATCAGAAAGATGTTTAGTTACACAAGGTGCTAACAACTTTATGTTAATGAAGTAAATCACTTTAAGATTGGGTGGTACGCATGTAAAAGCACGCCACCCTTTCTTTATTTATTAATTTTTTATTATATTATATTATGGCAAAGAAAAAAATAACTAAGGTTGAAGAACCTATAGTTGAAGAAACAATGGTTGTAGAAGAGCAACCTAAGGTTGAGACTCCAAAAATGGAAGTTAAACCAAAAAACACTTGGGAAATAAAAGATAGAATGTATTATTTAAAAAGTAATAAAAGGCCTTTATCTAGGTCTATTAGATCTGCAAATATACATTGGTTTGATGAAGAAAAAGGATACGAAAGAGAACTAAAAAATTGTTCAAATCAAAAAACCCCTTTTGTTGATGAAATGAAAGGCGATCAAAGGTTAGAGCATATTGTATTTAGATCTGGGTACTTAATGATACCAAAAGAAAAAACAGTATTGCAAAAATTACTTTCTTTATATCACCCAGATAAAGACGTTTTATATTACGAAGACAAACCTATTGAAACAGCTAAAAATCAATTAGATTGGCTGGAGTTTGAAGTTGAGGCGCTTAAAATAGCTAAAGATATGGATATTGATTTAGCTGAAGCTATAATGAGAGCTGAAGTTGGATCTAAAGTAAATAGCTTAAGTTCTAAAGAACTTAGAAGAGACTTATTATTATTTGCTAGAAATAATCCTAGGTTATTTATAGAGTTAACTACTGATGATAATGTTCAACTTAGAAACTTTGGTATTAAAGCTGTCGAGGCTGGAATAATTAAACTATCGTCTGATCAACGTTATTTTATGTGGGGATCAAATAATAGAAAATTAATGACAGTTCCTTTTGATGAGCATCCATATTCAGCTTTAGCTGCTTGGTTTAAAACCGATGAAGGTATGGAAATATATTCAAATATAGAAAAAAGAATGAAATAACATTTTTTAACTAATATTAATAGCCACTCATTACGGGTGGCTATTTTTATTTAAAGGCTAACCTTCCACTTTATTATGTAACTATATAATAGTAAAATAAAAAGAAATGGCAGTAAACATAAACAGGGTATATCAAAAGGTTTTAGCCTTGCTTAACAAAGAGCAAAGAGGCTATTTAACACCACAAGAATTTAACTTATTAGCAGATAGAGCTCAAAATGAAATATATGAAGCTTATTTTCATAAAGCTAGAAACTCTAATGCTAAACTAAAAGATGACGATACGCATACAGATACTTTAGAAATGCTAGAGGCTAAGTTATCTCCTTTTTTAAAATCAGAAACAAATACTAACGTTTCTAGTGGCGTAATGACGCTTCCAACAGATTTATATAAATTAGATATTGTAAAAATAGGAACTAATCTTGCTACAGAGATAAATAAAAAAGAAGAACATTATATTACTTCTCTTGGTGAAACTGGTTCGGTATTATATCCTAAAACAGCAAGGCCTATATTTACTAGAGCATCATCTACAACAATTAGAATAACGCCATCACCTATTGATAGCGCTAGTTGCACTGTTAATTATTACAAAGAGCCGGCTACTCCAAATTGGGGTTACGTTGTTGCTAATCAAAAAGCTTTATATAATGTTAATAATAGCACAAACTTTGAATTAGCGATATCAGAAGAGGAGCCATTAGTTTCAAAAATATTAATGTTATCTGGCGTTGTAACAAAACAACAAGACATAGGTCAGGTTGGGGCAAACGCTATACAAATGACTAATCAAGAACAAAATAGTTAATTATGGGATTATTAGGAACAACAACTCAAGCTTCTTATTATACAGGTAGTGATTTTGGTACATATCAATTTGTTAATCTTGATACTATCATAAACAACTTTATGTATATTTATGTAGGTGAAAATAAAATAGTAAATAAAGTAAATAGAACCGACGTTCAGTTTCATGCCATGAGGGCGTTACAGGAATTATCATACGATGTTTTACGTTCTTTTAAATCTCAAGAAATAGAAGTTCCTAATACTTTAAAAATGATGCTACCGCAAGATTATGTTAATTATGTAAAATTAACTAAATTAAGCAGTGATGGCATCGAAAGAGTTTTATATCCTACTAGTAAAACTTCTAATCCATTTGCTATAACTCAAACTACAGACGGTACATATTCACTTGATATAGCTAGAAGAAAAGTTACAATAATAATACCAGCTAATGGAGCGTCTGATATTACTGATGGAGATTTCATTTCATTAATATGGAAAACATCTACGCCTACAAGATTGCATATTATATTTGATAAAGATAGCGATATTACTGATGGTATTGCCGCTACAGATATTGCTTCTATTAAAACTGGTATTATTCTAGCTGGTAGCGAAACTCAACAACAAGTTGTTGACGCTTTAATTACTAATATTAATGCACTTGGTTATCATACAGCCACTGATCTTGGTGGTGGTGCTTTGCAGGTAGAATATCCCGCTGGTATAGCATCTAGTAGTTCAGTTAACACAACAAGCTCTGAAGGTATTTATCCAGCTGGCGCAACTGGTGGCTCGGAATCAAACACAACAAATATGACTATGGCTGTAACTACTAATGGTGCTTCTTCAGCAGAAACTTTATTAGAACAAACACCTAGTAACACATTAGATAATTTTTCAGACACAACACAGTCAGATCCAGACTCTGATGATTCTACGGATATAGAAATAGATTATAGAGGTAGAAGATACGGATTAGATCCACAACACGCTCAATCTAATGGAACTTTTTATATAGATAATCTTAGAGGCCATATACACTTTGGATCTTCGTTAGCTGGTGAAACTATAATATTAAAATATGTTAGTGATGGAGCTGGCACAGACGATGAAATGGTTATACATAAATTTTGCGAAGAGGCTTGTTATAAATGGATTATGTATGGTGTATTATCTGGAAGATCTAATATACCTGAATATTTAGTTCAAAGATTTAAAAAAGAAAAGTTTGCTGAAACTAGAAAAGCAAAGATTAGATTATCAAATATTAAAATTGAAGAATTTACTCAAGTGTTAAAAGGCATGAGTAAACAAATTAAATAATTATGCCAGAGATTAAACGTACTTTTTCAAAAGCTAAAATGAACAAAGATCTCGATGAGAGAATTGTTCCTAATGGCGAATATAGAGACGCTATGAACATTCAGGTGTCTACATCTGATGCTGATGCTAGCACTGGTATAGGTAATGTTGGCGTTGTTCAAAATCTTCAAGGTAATAAAGAAATAAGAACTGTTACAAACGCTACCGAAGGTTATGATAACGCTAAGTCTAAAATAATAGCTAGCGTTGCAGATGAAGGTAATAACAAAGCGTATTTTTTTACAGCGGCTCCAGTGCCAATAGATGGTATAATTGAAGGAATAAGTCCAGCGGATATAACTAGTGAAAAACATTGGGTTGATAGTATAACTGAAGTAGAAGCTGTTGGGCAAGGTAATGATTGTAAATTTATATTTGTAGACAAGTTTGCTGTTACTAGCACAATGGCGCAAGCGGTAGATCAAACAGTTTCTTTAGTTACAGGTGATAATTTTTCAAATGGTTATACGCAGCTAGCAGTTTTAGATGGTACAAAGTATAGAGTTGGTATGCGAATATACGCGCAAAAAACCGACAATACTAATATGTTTTCAGATGGTGATAACGAGTATGTTACAATAGTCGCTATAGTTGGAAATAACTTAATGCTTTCTACTGAACAAACAGCAAATTATACTTTAGCTAGCGTATTTAAATTTATTCACCCAGATAAAGTATTAGAGTTTAATTATTATAAAGGTGACGCATTTAATTCACTAAATTTAATTCCATCTGCTTCTATAAATATTTTAAATAATTTATTAATGTGGTCTGATGGTGAACATGAGCCTAAAAAAATAAATATAGAAAGATGCGAAGCCGGAACAAACATAAACGATAATGATAATGACGGCAAAACTCAGACTAAGCTTTTTGTAAAAGATTGCAATGTAGATCAATTAGTAAATATAGACACGTTAGAATTTCTTGAGTTAAATTATGTTTCCTCAGATATTAAAAAAGAAAACATAACAGTAATAAAAAAACCACCTATTCTGCCGCCTAATATTGAAATGAGCGTTAGTGATAGAGAGGGAGTAAGTAGTTTTCCTTTAACTGGTTATTCTTTTGTTGTAGACAATCCACCTGAAGCTGGAGATGAAAGGAATATTCTTTTCCCAGATATTATAAATTTTAGAGAAGGTGATATTTACACCTTTACAGCGGCTAATGCGTTAGAGCCAGTTACTATTAGAGGTCAAATAATTGATATAAGTCCTGATGATAATAATCCAAATCCAAATGAATGTATAGTAAGATTATTATTTGTAGATAGTGATTTATCAACAGTTAATAATCCAACTTCTTGGGATGTTGAGTTAGAAACTAAAAGACCTTTTTTTGAAGCTAAATTCGGTAGGTTTGGATATAGATATCAATATGAAGATAACGAATATTCTAGTTTTTCTCCTTGGTCTGAGCTAGCTTTTTTACCTGGCGAGTTTGAATATACACCTCAAAAGGGCTTTAATGAAGGAATGGCTAATTCGGTTAGAATTTTAAAAGTTAAAGACTTTTTACCTAACGTACACTCAAGGCCACTTGACGTAAAGTCAATAGATGTATTGTGGAAAACAACAGACGATAGCAACGTGTATATAGTTAAAACTATAAAAAGAGGATTAGATCCTGAGTGGAAAGACATGATTGCTAATTTTAGTTTAAGTAACACAGGCAAGCTTGATATAACATCTGAAATGATATATAAAGTAGTAGAGGCTAATCAATTACTTAGAGCGTGGGATAATGTTCCAAGATATGCAAGAGCTCAAGGCATAACCGGCAATAGATTAGTATACGGAAACTATACGCAAGGATATCAAATGAAAGCTAATATTGGATTAAAAACTAATATAATTTCAGATGTAGTGCCTTTTCCAGATCCAAGAAAATCAGTTAAATCAATTAGAAATTATCAATTTGGTTTAGTATTAGGAGATAAATACGGTAGAGAAACTCCAGTAATATCAAGTGGATATAAAGATGAAAACGGAAATCTTATAGATGGCAGTATTAAAGTTGAGAAAAGTTTAGCAAGTTTTGCTAATAGGTTTAAAGTGCAGCCAAAATGGACTGAATCTAGTCCTTATTATATGAAGTGGATAGATTATATAAAGTATTATGTAAAAGAAACTTCTAACGAATATTATAATTTAGTATTAGATAGATGGTACAACGCTGGAGATGATAACATATGGTTATCATTTAATTCAGCTGATAGAAATAAAGTTAGCGAAGAAACATATCTAATATTAAAAAACGAACATGGTAGTCAAAGAACTGTAGATGAAAAAGCTAGATATAAAATTATAGCAATAGAAAACGAAGCTCCTGATTTTATAAAAACAGTTAATAAAGATTTTCCTTTAGAAGAAATGGCGGCAAAGCATGTTTTTGGTTCTGACGGCAGTGGTAACGCACTTACACCTTCTGACGGACACCCAGATAATATAATATCAGATGGTAACCCAGGGTCGCAAAGTGGTATTGATAGAATTTTACTAGCATCAGCTGAAGGAGATGATAATCCGTTTTTAGATTCTTTAGAGTTTAAGGGTATTCCAAAGCTTGCAATTGTTGGTACTTACACGGAAAATGGTGTTACGTACACAGCAACTAGCCCATTTAGACGTATTACTAGAATTATAAAAGGCGGTAGTAATGGTGGTGAATATGGTTTTGGTATAAACGAATCTTTTAGTTTATCTGACGTGTTTATGTACCAAAAAATACAAATACAACTACCGGACGCTAGCACTTTAGGTACAGCATCTAACGCGACTACTAATAATTTAATAAAATACAATATTAAACTAAGAGACGCTGTTGTAGAAAACAAGCCAGAGTTTGATGGTAAATTTTTTGCAAAAATAGCTAAAGACAATGTTTTAGAAAATAAAGTTTTAGGTGATTCATTAGGCGAATACCAAACAATAAGTAGTTATCAAATAGGATATATAGCTGATAACATAACTAATCCAGCTGAAAATGCAAATGAGTATGCTTCTGAAATGTCTTATGAAGACCAAACTTGGGATAGTTATAATGACAACGACGTGTTTACTAATGCAGATATAGAAGGCACAACAAATGGTTTACCTAACTTTATAGCTAGTAGCGAAAATAACTCAGACTTTTGGACACTACTAGCTAACAACCCAAATAGATCGGCTGAAATATTTATTGATCAAGCGCCTGCGTTTAGCGGCTTTAATATACGCTCGCAGACGCAAGACATGGGTAACAGTTTCAATATTGCAGACGAAGATATAATAAATACTGAGGGTGATATTAACCAAGCAAACTATCACCCACCAGGCTTAACAAACGGCGCTTTTACTGGAGGGCAAGGAATGGGGCAGATTGCTTTTTCTATTGTAGGACCAAACGGTTTTAGTGGTTCTAATTCTTATTTTAAAACTAAAATGATGACTCCTGGAACGTTATTTAGATTTGCTGACGATCCTAATCAAAGTGTTTATAGAATTTTTGGTGGAACCGAAACACAAGAAGGTAATGTTAAAGATTTCCCTTTTGAAATAACTGGTATTAAAAACTTTAATCCTGATGATGATGTAAATCAAGACCACGTAGATAGAACAACTATAATAACAAGGTTTTCAAGAGTAGCTAATGATAATAGTAACTCTGGAGAAGGATTAGATGAAATGATTTGGGATCCTAGAGGAACAGTTAAACATAATGGTGTAGGAAGTATGGCTATTGAACTTGTGCAAAGAGTTTCAGTTCAAAGTCTTTCTGAAAATTCTATATCTACGTCAGCGGCTTGTTTTGAAACAGAGCCTAAAGAAGATGTTGGTTTAGATATATACTATGAAGTTACAGGTGGTATACCAACAAGATTAAATGAAAATAATATCATACAATATACTGGCGCTAATCAAATTGAAGAAAGAGCTGCTAAATTTTCTGTTGGCAATAGAAAAGTCACTGGCGTTACTAATAACGAGGTGGTTAATTTAACAGGAGATCCTTACGTTTACAGTACTGGAATAACTGCTGTAAACATTCATAGAAGAGTTAACGGCGTACTACAGGCTTTAAAAACTATAATTGATAATAGTCTAACACCTCCTGAAAGTGATTGCGTATGCGCGGCTATAGATGACTACGTATCTTTTACACATCCTAATGGTTTAGTTACTAAATCTAGAGTAACTGATCACGGAAAAATGCAAGTGGGCTTATTAGCTAACGGTCCTGTAGTAGTGCCCTCAGATCGTTATACACTAACGGGTAGCGGTGTAAATAGTGATAATGCAAATATCGATCACTTTATTACTGTAAGCATCGGTGACTCTAATTATAGTAATTTAGAAGTTGGAATGCAAGTAACTGGAGACAATGTCAAAGCTGGAACTTTTGTTAAAAGCATACAAGGTGCTTCGCTTAAAATAAATAAACCTTTAATAACAGCAGGTAGTTCTAGTTTTACATTTATTGATATAACTGGCACGTTTATAATAGATGACGAGGTTTGGAATTATCCAGTCGAACTACCATGGTTTAATTGTTATTCATTTGGTAATGGCGTTGAATCTGATAGAATAAGAGATGATTTTAACACACCTCAAATCGATAACGGTGTAAAAGCATCGTCTACATTTTTAGAATACGGAGAAGAAAATAAATCTAGTAGTATGATATATTCAGGTATATATAATTCTACCTCAAGCACGAATGGCTTGAATCAATTTAATATGGCTGAAAAAATAACTAAAGATTTAAATACTACTTATGGCTCTATACAAGCTATAAAAGTTAGAGATAATGATGTTGTTGTTTTTGCAGAAGACAAAGTATTAAAAGTAATGTCAAGTGGTAAAGATGTTTTATTTAACGCCGGCGGAAAAAAACAATTAACAGCAACTGATTTAGTTTTAGGAAACTCAACACCTTTTGCTGGAGATTATGGTATATCTAAAAATCCAGAATCTTTAGCTACAGACGCATACAGAATGTATTTTACTGATAAACAAAGAGGTGCCGTGTTAAGGCTTTCAGGTAATGGCATAACTCCTATATCTGATGTTGGTATGAAAGGTTACTTTAGAGAAAAATTAAAATATTATATTAATATGCCTGGATCGTTTGATGGCGTTAATGATGAATATAATCTTTCTTTACTTGACACGTCAAAATTTACTAGCGCTGTAGATAAAACTATCTCATTTAATGAAAAATCAAAAGGTTGGATTAGCTTTAAATCGTTTGTACCATTAACAGCGGTTAGTGTTGCTGACAGGTATTATTCAGTTAAAAATAATAAAATTTATGAGCACTATGATGACAGCGCTAATAGGAATACTTTTTACGGAAGCTTTACTGAATCTAGTGTAGATGTATTATTTAATGAGTCACCAGGCTCTGTTAAATCTTTTAAAGCTGTAAACTATGAAGGCACTCAAAGTAAAGTTAATCAATCTACAGGGGAAAGCGTAGACGATGTAAGTTATAACGATGAAGAGTATTATAACTTAAATCCAAATATTACAGGTTGGTATGTTGACTTAATAACAACAAATAAACAAACTGGTAACGTTCCTGAGTTTATTGAAAAAGAAGGTAAATGGTTTAATTACATTAAAGGCGAAGCAAGCTACTGGACTAACTCTTCTAATAATAATATAGATACTAGCGAGTTTTCAGTACAAGGTATAGGTTTTCCTTTAATAAATCCAACAGATACACAGACAGAAAGTGAAGTAACAACACAAGCAACAGATCCTGACGGAGAAAATTTATAAAATTTAAAACATGGCATATAACTATACAGTATCAGAATATGTATTTACAGAAGCGGTAACCGACGCGGTTTATGCTGGGAATATGGTTAGCGGAGGAACTATGATTATAACTCCTAATGATGGTTATGTTGTTTCAGCTTCTAGCTTTTCGGCTTCAGGTACTTTACCTGGTCAGTTTGCTAGTATAGCATTTACTGATAGTGCTGTTGCAGGTGAAATAAATAATACTGTTATTATTACGTTTACATTTTCTACGTTATTTGAAATGTCGCCAGGTTTAAACACTATAACCTTACCAATAACTGGTCACGCTGATTTAATAGGAACTAAACGCTATATAGACTTTGATATAGATTTTATTGATAATACAATTAAAAATTTAAACGGAAGTTCTACTGTAGAAAAACTTGGTTCAGCTGTAACTAAAACTGGACCAACTACGGTTAGTAGCGTAACCACAACAAATTTATCTGCAACAAATGTAACAGCTGATTACTTTGCTCAAATAGGTACTTTAACTGTAACAGCAGATGATTCTCCTAGCATATGTAATTTTATAAATCCACCTACTATTGAATTAGTTAACATGCCTGAAGGCTCTGTTTCTTTACAACTAGAATCTATTACTAGAAGAGACGGCGAAACAGACACTGTTAAAATATGGGTTTACAAAATAATGTTTATTAGTGAGTTTAGTATAACTGAATTATCTGGAGCTAAAGTTCTTATAAATTATACTGGCGTTGTTGCAAGAAGTACAACTAAAGAAATAAAACAAATTACGTTTGGCGAGCCTGAAGTTGCTGTTCAAGGAGGTAGAAAAGTTATAAAAATAATGGGTGATGTTGGTGCTGAGTTTGATCTGACAATAACTAAAAATAGTAACAACACATCTATAATGGACACTAATGTAGCTAATGCTGATATTATACATATTCCAGCTGGCTTGCTTAGAGGTTTAAATAAAACACTAACTACTGACACCACTGGTCAATTGTTTTCTACTTTTGAAATTTTACAAGTATTTCCTTCAACGTCCTCTAACGAAATATATCATATAAATGTAACTCCTAAAAATGGAACTATATTAAATTCTAACTTAGAACAATCTGCGCCACAAGGAATAATATACCAATATGTAAATCCTAAAATAACATTAAGAGCAGACGTAAGCTCTGTTAATACGTCTACTACGGTAGCTGATATAGTTTATACTGGTAGACCAAATAAAAGACCAGATCAATTAAAAAGAATGAAGGATGTAGTAGAGTTTTTTCAAATTGATTACACGTTAACTCATGACGGTAGTGGTGGTGGAGCTTTTAGTAAAACAGCAACGACTATGGCTTGGTCTAGTACTGGTGGAACTTCTAGTTGGACTAACTCTGCTTATGATAGCGCTAGCACAACGCCAGCTAACCACGGTAATCATATTGAAATTAGTAATATAGCCACTACAGCAAGTGGCGCTACGGCCACAGTTAAGGCCGATGTTATAGTTAGAAAGTTTGGAACAGCAGAGGTTATAATGTCATTACCTTTACGAACCTTTTTTAATAGTTAAATTATGTCAACAGTATCAATAACAATACAAGTACCAAGATCAGATTATCCATCTTTGCAAATTGGAGATACAGCGTTTTATGCTAGTATATCTTCTAGCGGTGGATTTAATACTACTAGTAGTACTGATATGGAAAAAATAGGTGAAATTACAAATATAAATAATACCACCTCACTTGACGACGGTACTGAAACAACAACGTTAACATGCAATATAGCTACAACAACTCCTATACCCACTACTTCAGATTTTATATTTTTCTCAAAAGAAAATGAAGTTAATTTAACATCGTTATTAGGATATTACGCTAAAATGCAATTTAAAAACAATTCTACATCAAAAGCAGAGATGTTTTCTGTAGCTAGTGAAATCATTGAAAGCAGTAAATAATAAGCAAAAAATGTAACTATATAATAGTAAAATAGCAATTATGTCATATATTAAAAAAAATACAGAAAGCCCGTTAAAAATATTTCAAGCCATTGGTGGTTTGGTTGGTGGTATATATGGTGGTATACAAGCTGGTAAAGCTGCTAAAAAAGCAGATAAGGCCGCTAAAAAAGCATCAGCTGAAAAAGCTAGAATGCAAGAAATACTTTCAAATGTAGATACTAGTAATCCGTTTCAAGGCATGACTAATCCATATGCTGGTTTAGAAAACACACAAGAAGACTTAACTGTTAATCAACAAGAGGCTGATTTCCAAGCTCAACAGTTTGCGCAAAGCCAAGCTAATATAATGGAAGGATTAAGAGGTTCTGCTGGTAGTAGTGGGATCGCAGCTTTAGCTCAATCATTGGCAAAGCAAGGTTCATTATCTGCTCAAAAATCTTCTGCTAGCATAGGTAAGCAAGAAGCGGCAAATCAAGCAGCGGCGGCAAGAGAAGCTGGTAGATTACAATCACAAGAAGCTAAAGGTGACTTTGATGTAGCTCAACAAGTAGCGCAAGGAGAGGCATCTTCTCAACAAAGAGAATTAACAAAACAAAAAACTTTATATGATGCCGCTCAACAAGATGCTACTAACGCAACCACTGCGGCAACAAACGCACAAGCGTCAAAAGATCAAGCTTGGTCTGGAGCTATATCAAGTGGGGTAAATGTTCTTGGTGGTTTAATTGGAGGTTAAATTTAAAATATTATAGTAATGGAAGAAGAATACGTACCACAAAGTCAACAGCCAGTAGAGCAGGCGGCGCCTCAAGCTGTACCTAACGAAAACGAAATGTTTTTAAAATTAATGAATGAAGAGTTAAATAGAGATCCTAAAGTTACAACGCAAGAAAGAGAAGATCTTACAAACAAAACTCTAGAATTAAAAAAAGATTTTTCTAATGGTGACAAAAATGAACAAGCTAATATACAACAACAAACTGTAGAAATGGCTCAAATGATGACCGTGCCAGAAGAGTTTAAGAAAAAAATAGCAGAAACATTAACTGATAGTGAAAACTTTGGTCATAATCCCGTTGAAAAATTAGGACCTATGGCTAATGATATTATAAATATAATAAATGGAGGCAGTCAACCTATTTTTAAAGACAAAGTTCCAGGTTATGAAATGAGTGATGGCAAGTGGATGTCTATGGAAGATATTACTGACATGGTAAACAGTATGAAGCTAGATCAAGGTAGCAAAGAAGGCATGAAAGTATTAATGAATGACGTTGTTAGAAAAGCTGAAGATGTGCAGCCAGGTGACGATCCTAGTTTTAATTACCAAAAAGAATATAACAACATCAAAGAAAAAATTGTAGAAACCGGTAATCTAGCGTCATTATCAATGGACAAAATATTTGGTAATAGAACATTTAAAGATGATTTAATATCTGCTATACAAAAAGGTACTTATACTGATATGGGAATACCTGAGGCTCAAGTTCAAGATCCTACACCTGAAGATGGTAGAATAACATCTGAAGACGCTAAAATTATATCAGGCATGATTATGCAAGATGAAACCATGCTAAAAGATTACTTAGCAGAATATTTTACTAAAGCACTAGAGCAAAATTATAATAATAATTTAAGCCCTGCCTCAAGAAGAAATATGCAAACGAACCAAACAAAACCACAAGCCGTAAATCAAGATTATAATTCAAATAAATAATCTTATTTTTAATAACGGGTAACTAACGAAACAGTAACAATGGACACTAAAATATATATGGTCGATGATCAGCCTCATGAGGTATCATCTGATCAAGAATCACAATTTTTAAAAAACAATCCTAGCGCAACTTTACAAAGTAAAGAAAGCAATAATTCCAAATCGGAAAAAGATCCAAACAATTTATTTATTAACGAAAAATCATTCAAACCTGTCAATACTGACGTGTCATATTATTTTCATAGAGATCAAAATAATTGGCATAGATTTGATCCTAAAACTGGTGATGATAAAGTTGTAGCAACTGGCTATGAGCAAGACGACGCTTCGTCAGAGCTTAATGTTGCTATGAATGCGGACAGTGAATCTAACGTTGATTACAACTTCCATGACAATCCTATGGATCCAAAAAAAGATTTATATTCTTTTCATGACCCAGATTATAGTAAAAGATTTGAAGATGATAAAAATCACAAAAAATCTCTTAATCAAAAATCAAAAGTTAAAAAGAAAAAACCAACATCTACTCCTAAAGAAAAACCTGGCGAAACAACACCTTTAATGCTTATGCCTGAAAATAATTTTACTGGACCAAGCATAGATGTTGACAGCACACCAGATCAAGTTTTAGATTATAATAATGCGCCTGAGTGGTTTAACAATAGATCATCACACCAATTATGGCCTGATAACGAAAAGTATAGCGAACAAGTTTACGAAGCTGTAATGAACGGTACTCATGGTTTTAATCCTAAAACTGGAAAGCTAGTATTGCTTGATGAACCAATAAAAATAGATCCAGCTATAAAAGAAATATCTGTAAAATCGTTATACGAGAAAAAAAATTCAGAAAAACTTGATGAACGTTCTAAGAACGGTGACCCAGCTGTAGGCGAAGGTGATTTAGAATTAAGCGATGCTGAACTAGCTGATTTAGAAGCCAAAGAGTCTATGCCTGAAATAACTCAAGAAAATTTACCAAGCTTTGAAGGAGACTTAAAAATACCTGGAGAGTTTTTGTACTCAGACACTGGACCTCAATTAGATGATATAATGATTAGAACTGGTGCAAAAACTTGGTTGCAAGAAAACTACGGGGAGTACGGATTTAAGTTTGAACAAGATGGTAGATTTTTAAAACAAGGCGTTGTTGTCACAGCGTCTAATGGAGAAAAAAAAGAATTTGCTTTAGGTAATTCTAATGTTGCTGAAGAAATGGATAAGTGGATGAGAGCTAATGCTGTTAGCCCTATGTCTAGACTTAAAGTGGCTGACACGTTTGCAGATCAATACGTTGAGAAGAATGTACAAAACATACCGTCTGATCTCAATAAGGCAATGAGAAAAATAAATAAAATAAGAGAACTATGGGGACTAGAAGGATATAGTAATGATCAAGTAAGAGATATTTATAAGAACTTTAAAGAAAACATGAATGAATCTGGACAAGGTCCTAAAAAATTTAATGTATTAAGAGAAATTACCACTCCTGCTTTTATTGAAAATCTTAGAAAAGAAGGTAAAAACGAACAAGCTGATTTTTATGAAAGAAGAGCTATTATGGATATGTATACTGGACACATGGACGAAAGTTACAGAACAATGGTTGACGGTAAGTTTATAAAAGATAGATCAACGCAAAATGAAAAAGATGGTAATATATTTGAAACTAAAAGATTAAAGGCGTTTGGTGTTGACAAATTTCTTGGTGTAGATAAAAATAAACAATTAACTAACTTAGTTCAATTTGATTATAACGATCTTGCAGAAGATTTTGATTTAAATTCTATTGCTAATGCTGAAAAAGGTTATAAAGAATCAAAGGCCTTGCAAGAATATGAAAAATTAAAACAAGCCCAAAATAAAGATTTTAATTTATTTTCTGGGTCAGATGAAGAGATAAAATCTAAAATAGAACAAGCTAAAAAAGATCCTGAATATTTAAAATTATATCAAAACTTAAAATTAGATAATGATGAATTATCTAAGTATATATTAAAACAACATAAAAGAGACGCAACAAATAAATATTATAATAAAGGCGTAGAAGAATACGCTAAAACATTAGATTCTGGCATATGGTTTGATAAAAGCTTATTGTCAAAAGAAGTCAAAAATGAAGCGGATCTTATGAGCAAAGAGCTTATAAAAAATACCAGCGAGCGCCGCGTGAACAATGATGAATACCAAACTAAAGTAAATAAATATGAAGAAATTGGTAATAAGTTAAATACATTTAATAATACATACAAAGAAGAATTAAAAAATAAAAAAATAGAATACAATATTGACAGCGAAAAAAAACAAAAAGAAGTTGTTAATAATATTAAAAATGATGTAGAAAAATTAGCGCCTAAAATAAAAGAAAAATATAAATTTAGAACTGACAAAGATTTTGAGCTAGTTCAAAATAATATTCAAAAAAGAATAAAAAATGTAGTTGATAAAGAATTAAAAAGAATTAAAAGCAGTAATGAGTTTGATTTAAGTACTGAAGAAGGCGTTGCTTTAGCAAATAAAAAAATTGAAGAAATACAAAAATTAGAAATAGAAAAAGGAGAAAAAGAAATAAACTTAATTAATGAAGAAGAAAAAAAGAAGTATGATGATTATAATAAAGAAATTAACGGTATACTTAATTCAAAAATTAAAAAGTACGAAAACGATCAAAACTCTAAAATAAATAAAATGAATGAAGATCCGTTTTTTACGGATTATAAAGACGACGTGGCGGCTTTTAATATATTAAAAAATGAATTACAACCAACAGATGAGGAAGGTAATCCAGTAAAAAATAAATATGTATTATTAGATGAGAAGCTAGAAAAAGATTTAGCAGGAATTGATATGTCTGAAGATGAGCTTAACGCTATAACTTCTGCTGTTGGTAAAAACTATGATTTTGGAACTAGGCTAAGTTATGAACTTATGCATGCCGCTATAGATTTAGGTCAAGGCGTTATGAATGTTGGTGATATGTTTATGGCTGCACCAAAACAAATATTAGATGATATTAGAAAGCGAGATCCAGTATTTGACGCTTGGTGTAAGACTTCTAAACTTACAGTAGGAAATGCTACTTTTAAAATTAGAGATAAAGATGATGACTTTAGACCTATTGAACAATTTAGTAATAAAATAGATAAGTGGCAAGAAAAAACTAGAGAAAATTATTCAAGATTAATACAGTATGATGAAATAGAGGGAGCAACTGATTTTGGTGAATGGTGCCTTGGGACTATGGTTACTCAATTACCTCAGTTAGCATTAATGTATGCTACTGGTGGTTCGTCATTATATATACTAGGTGCTTCTAGTGCTGGCTCTAAGTTTGATGAAATGAATCAACAGTTGAGGCAATTTGAAAGAACTAATGGCCAACATGGTCAAGAGTTTACTTTTGCGGAAATGTTTTTAAATGCTTCGTTTACTGGATTTATGGAGGCAGCTTCAGAAAGTATAACGCTTGGGCAAATTAACAAATTAAAAGCCATGATGGGCAGTCAGTGGAAGCTTGGTTTCGCTAATGGTCTTAGAAAAAATGTTTTTAGTCTTAAGGGTCTCAAAAACAATACTAATATATTTTTAAGAGAAGGATTTGAAGAGGGCTTTTCTGAAAGTATAGCTCAGATATCTAGTAATTTTGCGGACATAGCAAGTGGTGATAAAGACGCAACTATGTGGGAAGGCGTATCAGAATCATTCGCTAGTGGTTGGGTTATAAGCACGGGTATAAAAATTCCATCTCTTGGAAAAAAATTAAGAGCTCCTTTTATACCAAAAGACGCAAATCAAAGATTAGGTGAAATAAGTGATAGAATACAAGACTTAACAAAGCAAGCTGGTAATTCTAAAAATGCTGAGGATATAGGTAGAATAGAAACTGAAATAGCAGAACTAACTTTTGAAAGTGGAGAGATAATACAAAACACAGCTAACAGAGTAGATCTCATACAAAGTAAAAATCCACAAGATATAAAAGCTTTAATTAATATTGAAAAGAAAACTTACGATTTACGTAAAAAATCTGAAGAGATACAGCTAAATGATAAGTTATCGCCTGAGCAAAAGCAAGTTGAATTAAATAAATTATTAGAAAAAAGAGCTGAGTACTTTATTCAAAAAGATAATATATTAAAAAAATATAGACCAGAGGACGTTCAAAAGTTCACTAAAGAAAGAACGCAGACGTACGAAGAAATAGCTAACATGGCTGAACAACACGGCGCTCCAAAAGTAAATATTAAAGAAGTAAACAAAGATGAGTTTGCAGAAAGAGAGTCTAAGTACGATCAAAATAAATCTAAAAAACAAATTGAAGATATTTCTTTATATAATAAAGGTTTAACTCAAGGTCTTCAAAATATTATTAAAGACAAAAACTCAACAAAGCAAGAGATTAAAGAAGCTAAAGAAGCTTTAAAGAAAGCAGAAACTCAAATAAGAATAGCTGACAATATATTAAATGCAGATGATTATGGAGTAATGCAGCCAAAGTTTGATAAAAATGGTAACATAGAATCTATGGACATTTTAATAAACAAAGACGCTGTTAATAAAGATGGTAAGTTTAATACCGCTGCACATGAATTTATACATGCTACTTTTGCTAACACTTTAAAGTTTGATCCTGCTATGAGGGAGATAGCTGGTGGAGCTTTAAATAAAATAATAAATGGCAAAGGTATTGAGTTTGCTCCAGGCATGGCTGAGGTTTTTAATAAAAGAGTCGCTCAATATCCTCCTAGCAAACAAGGTGAAGAAGGTTTAGCTATATTGTCAGAGATGATGTTAGACAACCAAGTAAAGCTTACTGATAGTGTAGCAGGTAAATTTGGTAATGTATTTAGAAGATATACTCAAAACGTTAAAGGTTACGATATAGAGTTTAATACCCCAAATGATATTAGAAACTTTTTAAAAGACTATAATTACTCTATAAAAAATAATAAACCTAGCCCAGCAATAGCTAAAATGTTAGCTAAGGGAGCTAATGGTAAAATGTTTGAAGACGCTAGGACTCCAGATGAAATAAAAAGACAAGACGCTCACAGTAGGTCAGTAAAACAAAACATGCAGTCAAACCCTGATTTAAAGCCGGCCTTTGATAATCTTGTTCAAGTTGAAAATGGTAATTCTAAATTTAAAAATAACGACGATTTTAAAACATCACCTGAGTTTCATGAAGGTTATAGTAAGATAGTTGATAGTCAATTATTAGACGGTTTAATAAAACAAGGCATGACTGAAAGAGGTTTACCACCAGAGGCCTTACGAGATTTTACTAGAAAAGTTAAAGAAGAATTAGGTCTTAGATATTTAAATAATTATGATATATCTAAGAATGATAGTTTATTTGGCTGGTTAACAGGAGTTTCTGGAGGTGCTGGAAAATCTATTATATATAGAGCTAAAGGTGATGTAATAAATCAATATGTAAAAGAAGGTAAAGCCGATGATGTTTCTATAGATAAACAAATTGGAGAAGTTGGAACGTTAGCTGATGTTTTACAAGCAGAAACGGATTCTTTAATAGACCAAATAGATAACGCTGACATGACTCCAACTAAAAAGCGTGATTTAAAAAACAATATTGAAGATTTAAAAATGGTAATGGAAGTTTTAAACTTGCCAGAAAACACTAAAAAATCTATAATAGATGCAGTAAATTCAGCTGATGTTAATTTAAAAGGCTTATCATACAAAGGTATACGTGATTTATTATTATCTACACAAACTAAAGCTACAACAGAAAAAAAGGTAACGCCAACAGGGCCATTGTTTGGAGTATTAAATGCAATAGCTGCAGAGTTTGGTATTGATCCATTAAGAATACTTGCAAAACAAGATTTAAGTTCTGAACAAAGAAAGTTAGCTCAACAATATATATTAAAAAAAGCTATTAATGAAGATGGTAGCTTTAATAAAGATATATTAGAAATGCTACCAGATGGCCAAGATAGAAGTGGTAAAGCTACTGGTGTAGCTAATACAAAACTTGGTGAGTTTTATACTAAAGGTAAAAGAGCTAAAATGAGTGAAGGTGCCACTGGCGCTGGCTTAGCTACTCAAACAAAAAGAACTGACGTAAGTAAAGATCAATTTTTAAATTTATTTGGTATAAATCCTGATGGCTCTTTTCAGCCAGGTAGAAAAGCTGATGGTGCTATAAGAGAACTTGTAACACAAATAGCAACATTAACAGCTAATCAACAAATAAGATTAAACGCTGTGCAAAATTCTTTAGCAGCTGAATCTGAAATAGCAGTACTTAGAGATGGTATGTCTGAAAAAATGTACAATAAAAAAGTACAAGAAGATGGAGCTGATATAGAAACTTTGTCTGTAATTCCTGATAAGTATGAAAATAAAAACAACTTTGTTCAAGTTAAAGCTACTAAAGGTGGCCAAACAGATGCCACTACTGGTACTACTGTAGTAGAGGGTGAATTTGGTGAGTTTGATATGATAGACTTGGATGCTGATCACATAAATAAAATAACTGGAGAACCAAGTGGATTAACACAAGGTGAGTATATATTAAAGTCTGGAAAAGCTATAATAAAAGCTGATCCTAGAATGTGGCAAATAATGTATTATACTATGACTGGCAGCGTTAAGCGACAAAGCCTAATGACTAAAGAAAATTTTATTGAAACGTTTGGCAAAGATCCTTATAATGCTAAAAAACACGGACCGCCTTTAAATATACCAAGAATAAAGTATACTAAAAAACAAAAAGACGGCGCTAAAGTTCCAGTGCAAGATAAATCTGTTTTACAAAACTTTAATGAAAACGATTATAAAAATAAAATACCAACATTAATAAAATCATTTAAAGTTATTGAAAAGGTATTAGATACAGTTAATGGGAATCCTGAGTACGCTGATTTTGTTGCTCAACTTATATCTGATACAGTTAATAACACAGCTTATGGTATAACTAGAATATCAGCCCCAACCTACTTTGCTCTTATAGATCCTGTTACTGGCAAAGTTGACTACGTAACTCAAGTAGTAGAAGAGCACGCTGCTCCACAAAAAAAGTTAGTTGCTAATGTATTATTTAATGCTGCTAGACTTGGAATAGTAGATTCTGTAGCTCCACTAATAGAGTCTTATTTTAAACAAGGTTCTTTAGCTCATATTGATGACGTTTTAGTAAACCAAAATTTTGGTCAAGACATGCCTAGAGATTTTTATGACAATGCTCTGCCAATGTTAAAGGACGGTACATATCCTAGTGATTTAAAAGACTTATCATTTTTAATTAGATATGTTCAGCCTCACAAAATAAAAAATGCAGAAAAAACTGGTTTTCCAAAAGACAGCACTCAATATATTGATATGAATAAATATGTTGTTTTAGCAGGCATACATAAAGGAAAAACATTTGCAGAAGCATTAGGTGTTGGTATGAAGGGTAAGGTATCTAAAAAAATTATAGAGATTCAAAACAATTTAATGAGCCAAGTATTAAATGGCCAAATAACAAAAGAAGCTGCTAGCGAAACATTTAAAAAATTAGTTCCTAAAAGTGTTAATTCGTATTATAAAAATTTAGAAGACAACGAAATAGCTATTAACAATAAACTTAATTTACAAAATCAATTAAGAGAGTCTGAAAATAAATATTCTAGTAAAAGCAAAGTTGAAGTTAAAGGTGCTTCTGTTTTTGACTTTGATGACACTTTAGGAATAACTAAGTCTGGCGTTAGAGTTAGAGTGCCTAACGTTGATGGAGATCCTAAACCAAGTCGTAAGGTTGTATTTTTAGCAGGTGGCGCGGGTAGTGGTAAATCTAACGTAGTTAGAAAATTAAAACTAGAAGGGCAAGGATTTAAAATTGTAAACTCTGATATATCATTAGAGTGGCTAAAGAAAAACTCAGGCTTACCTGCTGATATGCAAGACTTGACTAAAGAACAGAGAAGTACATTAGGTAGATTAGGCGCTGAGTCTAGAAAAATAGCTAAACGTAAAATGATGAAATACCAAGGTGATGCCAACGGTGTTGTTGTTGATGGCACAGGCGGTTCAGCTAAACAAATGCAAAAATTAGTTAAAGAGTTTCAAGACAAAGGATATGACGTTAGCATGATGTTTGTTGAGACTTCTTTAGAAACAGCATTAGAAAGAAATAGAAATAGAAAAGAAAGAACTTTATTAGATACTATAGTTAGACGTAATCATGACGCTGTTCAGGGTAATAAAGATGGTTTTAAAAAATTATTTGGTAATAACTTTATGGAAGTTAATACTGATAATATGACATTAAAAGATAGTGTACCTAAAGAGCTAGCAGCTAAGATGAATAATTTTGTAAGTGGTTATGAAAAACTTAGATTAGACGCTACAGAGTTTGCTGAGCATGGTGACAGTATATTAGAGAAAGGAGGAGAGTTTGATTTTACAGAGTTTGATCAAGTAGTAGAAGGAAGACCTGGCCCTTTATTAGACAAGGCAAAGCAAAGAGCTGCGAAATATGGAACTAAAGATATATTTGTTTTAACCGCTAGAACTCAAAAATCAGCTAAAGCAATACAACAATTTTTAAAATCACAAGGCTTAAATATACCATTACAAAATATTACGGGATTAGCTAATAGCACGGGTGATGCTAAAGCTCAATGGATGTTAGAAAAATACGCTGAAGGTTATAACGATATGTATTTTGCTGATGATGCTTTACAAAACGTTGAAGCTGTTAAAGAAGTATTAGATCAACTTGATATTAAATCAGATGTTGTTCAAGCTAAATTAAATCAAAATAATACTTTAGTAGATAATAGTGATGCTATGAAAAGTAAAGTTATTGAGCCTAGTGTTGATAATACTATTAATGAAGAGTTTAATAAAATACTTGAGCGTAAAAAAGGTATACCTGCTGTAAAAGTAGTATCTGAGGCTGAATCAAGAAGAAGAGGATCTCAAACTAATATTGCTAGATTTTTTAAAAGCCTTTACATACCGCCATCAGCAGAGGATTTTAAAGGATTAATGTATTACTTTGTAGGTAAAGGAAAACAAGGTGATGCTGATTTAAAATGGTTTAAAGAAAAGTTATTTGACCCGTTTGCTAAAGGTATAAGATCATGGAATGCTTATAAGCAGAATATGGTTAATGAATATCAAGCGTTAAAAAAGACATTTCCTAAAGTTAGTAAATCTTTAAACAAGTTAATTCCTGGAACAATATTTACAAATGATACTGCCATAAGAGCGTATTTATTTGATAAAGCTGGATATGATGTTCCTGGTTTAAACCAAGCTGAAAAAAAGCAGTTAATAGATCACGTTAAAAATGATCCTAGTATTCAAGGGTTTGCTGATGCATTATCGACTATAACTCGTTCTAAAGAAGGATACCCTGCTCCTAATGCAAATTGGGCTGTTAGCTCTATACCAGGAGATATGAACAGCCTTGTAAATAAAGTTGGTAGAAAACAATTTTTACAAGAGTGGATAAACCAAAAGAATAATATTTTTAATAAAGATAATTTAAATAAAATACGAGCTGTATATGGTAACCAGTTTTTTGAATCTTTAAATAATATATTATATCGTATGGAAAACGGTGGTAATAGATTAGTAAGTCCTGATAGCACTGTAAATGGTTTTGTTTCTTGGATAAATGGTTCTGTCGGTGCTATAATGTTTTTTAACATGAGATCTGCTTTACTTCAAACTATATCTACAGTTAACTTTATAAACTGGAGTGATAATAATATATTTAAAGCGTCTGCGGCATTTGCTAATCAACCACAGTTTTGGAAAGACTTTGTAGCGCTGTTTAACTCTGATCAGTTAAAGCAAAGAAGAAAAGGGCTACAAACTGACGTATCAGCATCGGAATTAACTAAAGCTTTTGCTGAAAGAAAAATGACTCCAGCTTCTGTTGTCAGTTATTTATTATCAAAAGGTTTTACGCCTACGCAATTAGCGGACAGCTTTGCTATTGCTTTTGGTGGTGCTAGTTTTTATAGAAACAGATTTAAAAAATATATTAAAGAA